TTTAAAAAAACTTTAGAGTATTTAAAAAATGGTTTCTATGCTAAAGCAGCAGAAGAGGTACTTGATAGTCGTTGGGCTTCGCAAGTCGGACGAAGAGCAGTATTTATTTCTGATGTTTTTAAAATAGGTGTAGATACATAAAAGAGGAGCCACCTAGATTTAATCTGGCACTCCTATTCAACTACCAAATATGCTACCCAAAGTTATCACTTTGGCACTAAGGAGGTATAAAATGACTGACAATAATCAGAAACAAGAAGAACAAGAAGAACGTAAACCTTATCAAAATTCTTATCGCAATACTATTGCACAAGATGATCCAGTAGATGAGGTTGAGTCTGAAGAGACAGAAGAAGCGAACACCGAGGCGAAGGCTACTTCGTTTGTAGAGTCTAAGAAAGATTCAAAACCCAAACACAACTATAAAAAACGCTATGATGATTTGAAAAAACATTATGACGAAAAATTAGATGAGTTTAAAAAATATAAAGAAGAACAGGAAGCAATGGTTTTAACTAAAAATCAAATTGCTTCTAACATAGGTACTACCACAGAGGAACTAGAGAGTTTTAAAGATGAATATCCTGACGTATATAAAGCAATGCAAACAATCTCTTCTCAACACACTCAAGAGCAAACTCAAAAACTTGAGAGTGAGATTAATGCTCTTAAAGAAAAAGAGCAAAGATTGGTTGAAGAACAAGCTAGGACGGAACTCTTAACGGCTCACTCTGATTTTTTTGAATTAAAAGATACAGATGAGTTTCTTGAATGGTTAGAAGACCAACCCAGTTCTATAGCTGATGGTGTTCTAAAAAATAGTACAGATTCTAAATGGGCGATACGTGTTCTTGATCTATATAAATCTGATAAAGGCTTAGTCAAGAAGCAATCAAGACGTTCTAAGAAATCTGCTGAAGCTGCTGAATTTATCGCAACAAAAGATAAAGTAGTAGCTGAAGGGAAGAATGAACGTATTTGGACTGTTTCGGAAATTTCTCGATTAAAGCCACATGAATTTGATAAATATGAAAAAGAAATTGATAGGGCAAGTCGGGAAGGTCGTATAACTAATCAATAACTAAAGGAGAGTAAAAATGGCTTTTACTACTGCTGCTGGTTACGACAATCTTTCTAATGGAAATTTCGTACCACAGATTTATAGCCAAAAGGTACTCAAATATTTCCGAAGAGCTTCGGTTGCAGAGGCAATCACTAATACCGATTACTCAGGCGAAATTGAGAATTTTGGCGACACCGTGAAGATAATTAAAGAACCGACAATTACGGTTTCTGCTTATCAACGTGGTGCTTCTATTAACTCACAAGATCTTACAGATGCAGAGATTTCTCTGACTGTAGATCAAGGTAACTACTTTGCTTTTAAAGTAGATGACATTGAAGAAAGACAGTCTCACGTTAACTTTGAGGCTCTCGCTACTTCTTCTGGTGCATATGCTTTGAAAAGACAGTATGACTTCAATGTATTAAGTAACATTAACTCAAACGCAACTACAGATACATCTAACTTAGGTGCTGCTAGTTCTGCTATATCATGCAATACTGGTAATGAGTGTGCAAACTATCTTAGTACGGCTGCTCGTATACTTGACGAGAATGATGTTCCTGAAGAAAATCGTTGGGCTGTGGCTCCTCCACAATTCTACGAAATCCTCAGACAAGCTGATGCTAAATTGATGGATGCTAGTGTTACTGGTGAAGGAACAAGCCCACTTATGAATGGTAATGTTACTTCAAGAAAAGTACACGGATTCACATTGTATCAATCTAATGCTATCGTAGTTGGTGCGGCTGGTTCTAGTTCAGCAGCAACATTTGGTCCATCATCAACAAGTGGTGAAACCAATGTTCTGTTTGGACATATGAGTGCAGTAGCAACTGCTTCAGCGATTGCTAAAACAGAAGTGGTTCGTGATCCTAACAGCTTTGCTGACATTGTACGTGGTCTACACGTATTTGGACGTAAAGTTCTTCGTGGCTCTGGAACAGGATTTACAGGCGTATTGTCTGGTGTTCCTGATCTTAATACTTAGGGGGGGTATATATTATGGCTACATATAATGCAACCCATAGTGGGGGTGGTACAGTTGGACATCCAGCTAGTGCCAATAAAGTTTATGTTTTAACATCACCAGTATATGATGCTGTTGACAACACAGACTTAGAACAAGGCGACATAGTTCAATTATTTGACATACCTGCTGACACAATGATTATTGGTGGATGTGTTGAAAACCTTGAAGCTTCTGGTAATGAACAGATCACTTTTGATGTGGGTATTACTGGTGGTGATGTTGATATGTTCATTGATGGAGCAGATTCAGATCAAGCTGCTGGATATGCAACTCCATTTTTACAAGCAGCCGCAGGTGCTCAAGACAGTAACCCTGTTCTTGTAACTGCTGCTGATACTGTTGATCTACTTGTAATTGATGGTGGTTCATCAAAAACTACTGCTTGGAGATTTAGAGCACATATCGCAATGGCTGATATTTCTAAAAACCCAGTAGAGTCTGCTACAGTATCAACTGGTACTTAGTATTATAAAGGTTTTGAGGAGTTCCTTAAAAACTCCTCCTCTTTTTGCTAAGTTCAACTAACGGAGATACATATGTTTTTTATTAAACTTCTTGATGAAGAAGATGTAAAGTATTGTAAAGAAGGTATTGAAGGATTACATTTTCAAGATGGTGGAGTAACACAACCACTAAACAAATCTTACAATGTAAAAAAGAATCAACAAACAACTTCTGTACCTGACCATATAAGAAAATATTTAATTGATATTTTTTATAACCATTCTTATATAGATTCTGTTTACTGTCCTAATAGAGTGTCAGTAAATTTTTATAATAAATATCAAAAAGATGATTATTATGATATTCATGTAGATGCTTTTAAAGCATTACCAAAATCTAATAATGTATTTTTTGATTATGGGTTTTCTATCAACTTAAATGATGATTATGAAGGTGGTAGTTTTTTTATGAACACAGATGTAGGTCCTGTGTCAAAACAATTAAAAGCTGGTGAAGCTGTAATATTTCCAATCATATATCCACATGGAGTTACACCAGTTACTGAAGGTACAAGAGAAAATGTAGTAGGTTGGTTATCTTCTAGTATATCTTATGAACAAGCATTTATATTAAAAAATTTATATGATGTAAATGTATACCTAAAAGATAAAGATAAAGATACATTTGTTAGTTCCACGTTAGTTCAAACATATTTGAAGAAAGCGTGGGGTAAATAAATGATATATAAAATATTTAGTGATGAAGAAGTAGAAGATATACTTAGTAAGTTAAATAATAAAAAACTTGTAGATGGCAAAAAAACGCAACAGTTAAGTAAAGTTTATAATATAAAAGAAAATAAAGAAACTGTTATTAATAATAAAGTAGATGAACATATAACAAGTTTATTTAAACAAAAAGGAGTAATAGAAAAAATATATGCTCCTACAAAAATTAAAAATAGAATTTATAATAACTATAATGTCAATGATTTTTATGATTACCATATAGATTCTTTTCAATCATCTGATAGTAAAATGATATACAATTATGGTTTTACTATTAGTCTAAGTGATGATTATGAAGGTGGACAGTTTGTTTTACAAACAGAAGCTGGAGAAATAGGATATACAGTTAATAAAGGGGAAGTAGTAATATTCCCTATAATATATCCTCACAAAGTTACACCAGTTATTAAAGGTTGCAGACAAAACATTGTAGGTTGGTTTGAATCTAAAGTAACATATGAACAAAGTTATATTTTAAAAACACTACAAGAAATAGTAAAAACAAATATGGATGTAGTGAAAAGTAACTCTGAAAATAAAACAGCAAAGAGTTTATTAATAAAATCAGGACTTGTTCAAAATTATTTAGTAACTAAGTGGGGACATTAACATATTTATAAAAGGTAAAAATAGTGGCGAGAAAACCTTCCAATATGAAAGGCATGACTATTAAAGGAGGACATAAGCGTCCTACTAAAGCTGGTGCTGGTCTTACTGCTAAAGGTGTCGCAAAGTATAGAAGACAAAATCCTGGTAGTAAACTTCAAACTGCTGTTACTGGTAAAGTTAAACCTGGATCAAAGGCTGCTAAAAGACGTAAAAGTTTTTGTGCAAGATCAGCAGGACAAATGAAGAAGTTTCCTAAAGCTGCAAAAGATCCTAATAGTAGACTTAGACAAGCACGTAAACGGTGGAAGTGTTAACCTCTATTGGTATTTACAAAAGAGGATAAGCATAAATTAAAAAAGTTTAGTTTACGTTTAAAAAAAACAAAAGAAAAATTTATAAAAAATCTTTCAGGGAGATATACAAATGTATGGCATGAGTTATGGAAAAAAGAAAAAGATGCAAGACGGAGGAAACACTAATCTTGTGGGTAGCACGGTTATGAAACCAATGGGTAAAGCAAAAGATACACAAGCACCTCAATCCTATATGGAAGATCAAAACAGACAAAAGACTATGATGTACGGTGGTATGGCTGCTAAGAAAGAAAGAAAACCTATGAATCTTGGGGGAACAGTAAAATATTTTGGTAATGCTTATGGACCAAGAAAACCAAAAACAGTTTTAAGTTAATGCCAGTAAAACGTGTAACAAGTCGTAAAACTAAAAGAACTCCAATGCAAAAAGGTAGTAGAGTCAATGAGGCTGGAAACTATACAAAACCTTCCATGCGTAAGAACTTATTCTCAAGGATTAAGGCAAGTGGAAAAGGTGGCAAACCTGGACAATGGTCAGCAAGAAAAGCACAGATGTTGGCAAAGCAATACAAAGCAAAAGGAGGAGGGTACAGCTAATGGCAAAAGGAGTCCCACATTTTCTCAAAGACGGAAAGGCACATGGGTCTGATGGAATGGCTGCGTACCATAAAATGAAAGATGGTACATTACATTCTGGTGCAACTCATACTGCTACAAGTAAAAAACTTTTTCATTACAATGAACTTTCCAAAACTGCACAGAAAAAAGCTAAACCAGTTTATGATAAATTTCTAGCAAAGAAGAAAAAAAATGGCACTATCAAAAAGTCAAAGAAGTCTTAAATCTTGGACCAAGCAAAAGTGGAGAACCAAGTCTGGGAACAAATCAAGCGTAACTGGAGAGAGATACTTACCAGAGAAAGCGATAAAATCTTTAACACCTGCGGAGTATGCGGCAACGACAAGAGAGAAGCGAAAAGGAACAAAGCAGGGCAAACAGTTTGTGAAGCAACCGAAGAAAATTGTAAAGAAAACTAAAAGATTTAGAAAGGTTACATAATGTCTATACCTAACTGTCAATCTCCTCTTTGTGATGATAACAGTTGTTTTTGTGATTGTTCAGATTGTAATGATAAATATTGTACTTGTATGTGTCATTTTTTAAAAGATAAAGAAACGGATAAATAATGGGATCGCTAACTTTTCTTAATTACACTAATAGAGTTCTTGAAGATGTTAATGAAACAACATTAACAGCTTTATCAAATTCAAGAGGTGTTCAGACTGTTGCTAAAAATAGCATTAACAGAGCTATTAATGATGTAGCTAATGCAGAAGTTGAATGGGCTTTTTTACACTCTGATAAAGAACAAGATACTTTTGCTGGTGTAGCAGAGTATGATTTACCTAGCGATCATAAGTATATTGACTTTGATAGTTTTATGTTATTACCTCAAGATCTTGTTAGTAACGGTACGTTTACAAGTAACATAACTGGTTGGACAGATGGTTCTTCTGGTACAGGTGAAGTAGCATTTAATAGTACAGGACCACAACCTCCTGCTTCAAGAAGTGGTGTACTAAGACTTACAGCAGGATCAAGTGGAGTTGCTATAGCTTATCAAGCTTTAACAACAGTAAAAAACAAAAGGTATCGTGTTTCTTTTGGAGTAACTTATCCTTCTGGTGGAGACTTAACATTTAACATAGGTACTTCAGCAAATGGTTCACAGATCTCTACGAATACTATTACTATAAATGATATAGGTGATTTTAAATATGTAGACTTTACATTTGAAGCTACAGGTACAACTACTTATATAAGTTTTAGTCAATCAGTAGATACACAAGTTGATATTGATAATGTAAAATGCACAGAAGATTTTGATCCTAGAAAACTAAAATATTTATCTTATGATGAATTTCAAGAAGTATATAAACGAAGAGACACTTCATCAAATATTACTAAGTTAGCTGAACCTGTATTTGTATACAGAACACAAGATCAAAAGTTTGGTTTATCTCCTGTTCCTGATAAAAGCACATATACTATTGCATACGAATATTATAAAACAACAACACAATTATCTAGTGATACCGATACATCTGATATACCTGCACGTTATGAACATATTGTAATAGCTAAAGCAAGATACTATGTATCATTATTACGTGCTGATACAGCAATGGCTCAAGCATCTTTAGGAGAATATAATGATGCTTTAAAAAGAATGAGAACAGAGATAGTTAGTAAAAAAGATTACTTTAGAGCAGTATAATGGAAGGTAGACCTAAAAATACTTCTGTAGCTTTATCGTCTACAGATTTAACAACTGTATATACTTGTCCACCAAACTTTACTGCAATTATTAGAGATATATTTCTTACTAATGTAGATGGTAGTAGTGCAGTAGATGCAACATTAAAATATACAGATACTTCTGCAAGTGCAACCTTTTCATTACTAAGTACAAAAAGTATTGCAGCAGATGATTTTTTAAGAATAGAAGATGCTTACATAGTTCTTGAAACAGGTGATATATTAAAAGCACAAGCAGGTGCTGCTAATGATTTAGAAGTTTCAATTTTTGTAGAAGAATTTCATAGACCACAAGGATAACTAATGCCTGATACATCAACAATACAACCAGTCGTTGTCTCATTAGGAGGAGGTTTAATTCTTGATAGAGATGATTTATCTTTACCACCAGGATCAGCTATTACCTTACAAAACTTTGAACCGTCTGTGCAAGGTGGGTATCGTAGATTAAGTGGTACAAGTAAATGGAATAGTAATCAGGTTAATGGTAGTGAAAAGATATTAGGATTACAAATATTTAATAATGGTGTTGTTGCAGCAGCAGGTAACATAGTAACATTTGCAACATCAGGTAGTAGTTATTCTACAATAGGCACAAGAACATCTGCTGGTAGATATAAGTTTGATATATTTAATTTTAATAATACTGAAAAACTTATAATGGTAGATGATGTAAACCAAGCAGCAACTTATGATGGAAGCACGTACTCTTTAATTAGCACTACAGGAGCACCAGCAGATCCATCATCTGTAGCAGTTTTTCAAAACCATGTATTCTTTGCTGGAATGTCTAGTAATCCGCAAGAGTTAGTATTTAGTTCTCCGTTAGGTGAAACAGATTTTTCAACAGCTAATGGTGCAGGATCATTAAGTGTACCTACAAATATTGTAGCATTAAAAGTGTTTCGTGAAATTTTATATGTATTTGGTCAAGATAAAATATTTAAAATTTCAGGAGATAATATAGCAAACTTTAGAGTAGATTCTGTTACACAAACACTAGGCTGTGCTGATGGTTTCTCTGTTCAAGAACTTGGTGGTGATTTATTATTCTTATCATTAGATGGTTTAAGAACTATTGCAGGTACTGAAAGAATAGGTGACGTTGAGTTAGGAACAGTTTCTAAAACTATTCAAAGAAGAATTACAGAAATTGTTGGTAAGACAGATAACATAACTTCAACTATTGTTAGAAGTAAAAGTCAATACAGATTATTTTATCCTAGTAATGATGGTGTTGTAAATGCTAGTTTAGGTATTATAGCAACATTAAAAAGAGGTACTACTGGTCAAATAGGATTTGAATTTGCAGATGTAAAAGGAATAAAACCTTCTGCTATGTCTTCAGGATTTATTAGTGGTAATGAAGTTGTATTAGAAGGTGGCTATGACGGATATGTTAGACAACAAGAAAGTACAACAGATACCTTTGATGGTGATAATGTTATAGCAATATATCGTTCACCAGATTTATCTCTTGGTGATGCAGGTTTAAGAAAATTAATGCAACGTGTTGTGTTAAATTATGAAGTTGAAGGAACGATTGAAGCAAAGTTAAGAGTACGTTATGATGCAGACAGTCAGGATGTACCACAACCAGCAGAGTTTGATTTATCTTCTCCTGGTGGAATAGCACAGTTTGGAGGAACAACGTCAACATATTCTGCTGCTGTTTATGGATCAAGTGGTAATCCAGTATTTAGAAAGGCAATAGAGGGTTCAGGATTTTTAGTAGCTGTTAGAGTAAACCATGATAGTTCTAATAGCCCATTTACTTTACACTCATATCAATTAGAATTTACACCTGGAGGAAGACAATAATGGGTGCAACATATACAAGACAAAGTGGCTCAGAAATTGTTGATGGAGAAGTTATTAATGCCTCTGATTTTAATAACGAGTTCAATCAACTTTTAGCTTTTGCTGCCTCTTCAACAGGTCATACCCATGATGGAACAACTGCTGAAGGTGGACCAATAACTAAACTATTAGGCACATCAATTACAATAGGTGATGGTTCGTCTGGTACAGACATAACAGTAACATTTGATGGTGAAACATCTGATGGTGTTTTAACATGGATGGAAGATGAGGACCAGTTTAAGTTTTCTGATGACATAATGATTATTGATGATGAGAAACTTATCTTTGGTTCAGACTCTAATATTAATATAAGTTATGACGAAGCTACAACAGACTCTTTAAAAATAGCTGCAACAGAAGGTGCAGGTTTAGCTATTACATTAATGGCTGATGAAGGTGATGATGCAGGAGATGAATGGAAATTAAATGTAGCTGATGGTGGAACAATAACTTTTGGCAACGATATTGCAAGTGCTGGTACATATGTAACTCATTTAACATTAACACCTAATGCTACAGTAGCTAATTCAACTTTAGCAGTTGCAGGTAATTTAACTGTAGGTAATGACCTTACAATTACAGATGATGTATTATTAGACTCAGATAGTGCTGTTCTTAAATTTGGTGATGACCAAGAAGTAACGGTTACTCATGTTGCTGATACAGGATTAAACTTTAAACATACAGCAACTGGAGATGATAAACCTATAGTCTTAACTCTTCAAACAGGTGAGACAGATATAGCTGCTAATGATGTTATTGGTCGTATAGACTTTCAAGCTCCTGATGAAACAACTGGTACTGATGCCATACTTGTTGCTGCTGGAATAGCTGCTGTATCTGAAGGAGATTTTAGTTCATCAAACAATGCAACAAAATTAAGTTTTAGAACTGCTGCCTCTGAAGCTGCTAGTGAAAAGATGTCACTAAGTTCTGCTGGTAATTTAACAATCTCTGGTGACTTAACAGTTTCAGGAGATGATATTACATTAGGAACAAATACAGATACAGCTATAATGGTAGCTGATGGAACTAATTATAATCCAGTTGTACCAAGTGGAGATGTTACTCTTACAAATGCAGGTGTCTTTGGAATAGCAAGTGATGTTATTGTTAATGCAGATATTAATTCAAGTGCTGCAATAGCAGACTCAAAACTAGCTACTATTAGTACAACAGATAAAGTAAGTGGTGCTGCTATTCAAATAGATGGTGCTACAGACGGTACAAGCATTACTATTGCTGCTGGAGATAAACTGCTTATAGATGATGGTGGCACAACAAAATATGTTGAAGCCTCTCAATTAAATACTTATGTTAGTGCTGAATCTAGTGCTATAGCTGCTGATAATATTACAACTGGTGATGGAGCAATTAGTTTAGAAACATCTTCAGGTAATGTTCTTGTAGATTCACAAGCTGGTTCAACTACTGTTGATGGTCATACTGGTGTTACAATACAATCCAGTAACTCTGGTGATATAACATTAGACTCTGTTGCAGATATTAATTTAGATGCTGGTGGAGCAGACATAGTTCTTAAAGATGATGGAACTACCTTTGGTAGTATTACAAATTCTGGTGGTGAAGTAGTAATTAAATCTGGTTCTACACCAACAACAGCCTTGACATTTGCTGGAGATGATGCTAACTTTGCAGACAATGTTCAGTTAGATTCTGATAGTGCTGAATTATTGTTTGGTGATGATGGTGAAATCAAACTTATTCATAATGCAGATGCAGGTCTACTTCTTAAACATACAGCTACAGGTGATGGTACTCCAGTATCTTTAACTTTACAAACTGGTGAAACAGCTCTAACTGTTGGAGAGCCTTTAGGAACAATTAATTTCCAAGCTCCAGATGAGGCTGGTGGTACTGATGCTATTCTAGTAGCTGCCGCTATAGAAGCTGTAGCTGAAGGTACATTTGCTGCGGATAATAATGCTACAAAGTTAAGTTTCAAAACAGGTGCTAGTGAAGCAGCAGCAGAGAAAATGAGTATTTCTTCTGTTGGTAATGTCACAATGAAAAATACTGCTACTGGTGATGATACACCAATGACATTGACATTGCAAACTGGTGAAACAGATATTGCTGCTAATGATGTAATTGGTAAAATAGATTTCCAAGCACCAGACGAAGGTACAGGCACAGATGCTATATTAGTAGCGGCAGGTATTGAAGCTGTATCAGAAGGTGATTTTGCAGCAGACAATAATGCTACTAAATTGTCATTTAAAACAGGTGCATCAGAAGCTGCATCTGAAAAAATGTCATTAAGTTCTGCTGGATTACTTACTGTTGCAGATGATATTATGATTAAAGATGGTGGAACAATAGGTGTTGCTTCTACCAATGATGCTTTAACATTAAGTTCAGCAGGTTTATTAACAGTCAAAGATGACTTAGTAATTAAAGCTGGTGGTACTATTGGTGGTTCAGGAGACACAGATCTATTAGAATTAGGTTCTGCTATACTAACAGTTAATGGTGAAGTCTCTATGACTACACTAGATATTGGTGGAACAAATGTAGGATCAACCGCAGCAGAATTAAATTTACTTGATGGTTCTGCTAAATCAACATCATCAATTACTATTGCCGATAGTGATGCTCTTATAGTTATTGATGGTACAACTACGAAGCAAATACCAGCTTCAGACATTTCAACTTATGCTGCCTTAGAAGCGACAGCATTAGCCATTGCATTAGGATAGGAGATATAATATGGCGAATACGTTTAAAGTTATTACTAAGGCTGGAGTTACAAGTGCAGACGTAATTTACACAGTTGCAGGTAGCACCACAGCAATAGTTTTAGGATTTCAAATAGGCAATACTACAGGGTCAGCCATTACTACAACTGTTACTTTAACTTCTGATACTGGTTCAAGAGCAGGTGCAAATAATGAAGCTAACCAAACAGTAGAAATATTAACAGCAACTGCAATACCAGCTAATGATACTCTAGCTGTTTTAAGTGGTTCAAAATTAGTTTTAGAAGCAACGGATTCTTTAACAGTAACAGGTTCTGCTGCTGTTGATATAGCAATATCAGTTATGGAGATAACATAAGATGGCAAGAATTAGTCAACAAACTATTGCTGAAGCTGCTGCTGCTGCTGGTGGTGGAAAACTTTTACAAGTTCAATCAAGTGGAAGGTTTGTTACCACCGCATCAACTACGAATACTTCGCTAACGGATGTTGGATTTTCAGATACCATTACCTGTGCCTCAAGTTCCAATAAGGTTCTTGTGATGATGGTTATTGATTACACATTGGTTGGTTCCACAGAAAATCATTGGCATGGGGGAAATTTGGCAGTTGTTAGGACCCCAGACGGAGGGTCAGGTACAGAGGTTTATGACCAGCAAATTCAATTTAGAGTTGATAGTGGTAGTTCAGAAACTAAATATTTTGTTATGCAAATTCCCATAATGTTTGTCGACAGCCCAAGTTCAACTGCTGAACTGACTTACAAATTGCAACACAGAAGACTTAATGATGGAAGCAATTATACAACTTCACATAGTTATGTAAATTATCAAGGCTCATCCCTACAAGGAAGTCATATGCACTTGATAGAGATAGATGGAACATAATCATGGCTAAAACAAATCAAGAAATAAACGAGGCTTTAACAGTTTTAACTCCAACGGCAAAATATAGTGTAAACGATACAACTATTATTTGGAACGATAGTGATGTTTCACAACCAAGTGATTCAGCAATAGACACAGAAATTGCTCGACAAAAATCTGATTATACCGCTAAAGCATACCAGAGAAATCGTAAAGCAGAATACCCAAAGTTAGCCGACCAGTTGGATGAAATATATCACAATGGTATTGATTCTTGGAAAGCTGAAATTAAAAAAGTTAAAGATAAATATCCAAAACCTTAAACAGAATGGTTTGAATTAGCATGAACAGGATAACAGCTTTTTTAATATTTGCATGGATAACTGTTCTTATAGTTGCAGCTTACCCTAATCTTGCAAAGTCTTATCCGTTATTATGCGGTCCTAGACAACAGGTATTGGATTCTTTAGAAAGATCGTTTGATGAAAAGATTGCAGAACGAGGAATAGATGAAGGATTGTTAGTTGTTATTACTGTAAACTCTGATGGTAAATGGTCTTTACTATTAACACCTAAAGGTAAGTTAGAAAGTTTTTGTGTACCTATAACTGGAACAGGATGGACACAAGACACAAACAGTTCTAAAGGTGTTACACATAATGGTTCTGTTTTATCAATGGTATATACAACTGACGGTAATTGGAATATGTTATACTTAGATAAAACAAATGGAAAGATAGAAGAAATTACTACAGGTTATGCTTGGGAACGTGTAATAGATTTTAATAAATTAGATAATTAGGAAAATTATAATGGCAAGATTAAAACTTTTAAAACCACCTATGACAATGCAAGAAGGTGGTGATGTATTGGAAAGAAGATTTGCTGATGTAATAGGACAGCAAGAAGCAACGGCAGGTCTTAGAGAACGTCCAGTAGGAGAAGGAGGTTTTAGTCTTGGTCCTGAAACACAAGTAGCTCCTATTCAACAACAAGTTCAGCAACAAGAATTATTTGCACCTCCTACACAACTTGCACCTATTGACACACAAGCAACAACTGCTCCAATTACAGATCTTACTGTAACTGCACCTACTCCTCAAGCAGCAGCACAAACTTCAGCACAACAGATAGCAACATTACCTACAGCACAAGCAGCAGTAGGACAATTATCTACAGAATCATTAGTAGATGTTGCACAAGCACAAGGTCAAGTAAGTCCTCAATCTTTAGCTATAGCTGCAACACAAGAGTTAGACAATAGAGGTACAGTTCAGTTCCAATTAGGAGAACTTTATAATAGTATTGAGTCAGGTCAAGAGTTACCTGCATGGGCTGCTGGACCAGTAAGAGTTGTATCCTCAATAATGCAACAACGTGGTTTAGGTAATTCTTCAATGGCTTCTGCTGCTATGATACAAGCCTTACAAGAATCTGCTATGCCTATTGCTGTAGCAGATGCTAATAAGTTTTCTACAATACAATTACAAAATTTAAACAATCAACAGCAATCAGCTTTGGCTAACGCTGCTGTCTTTGCTTCTATGGATCGTGCTAATCTTGATGCACGTATGAACGCATTAGTAAATAATAGTAGAGCATTTTTATCTATTGATACACAAAATCTTACTAATGAACAACAAACAGCTACATTAGATTTTCAAACACAAACACAAAAATTATTTACTGAGACTGCTGCTCAAAACGCTGCAAACAATTTTAACGCTACATCTCAAAATCAAGTTAATCAATTTTATGAAACACTCGGTACAACAGTAGAACAAAGTAATGTTAATAGAGTAGCAGCACAACAACAATTTAATACTGATGAAATTAATGCTATGAAACAGTTTACAACAAGTATTAATGATTTACGTGATCGTACTTTTGAAACACAACAACAAGCTATAAATCAATCTAATGCTATATGGAGAAGAACATTAAATACTGCTAATACTGCTGCAACCAATGAAGCACAAAGAGTTAATGCTCAAGCCTTATTAGGTATAAGTGTAGATGCACAGAATAGATTATGGCAACAGTATAGAGATGAAGCAAACTTCTTAATGAATGTATCAGAAAATAATGCTGCAAGAGGACATGCTGCTGCAATGTTAGCAACACAAAGCAATATAAATATCAGTAACTATAATAAACGTGTAAAAGATAGTTTTTGGGCTGGTTTAGGTGAAGCAATATTTAATGTTATTTAAAGGAGTATATAATGAGCTTTCTTGATGGTATAGTAAACATAGGTAAAAATTTAATTGGTGGTGGAAAGAGTAATCCAATTATAGATTTTGGTTTAAAATTGGGTAAAGAATTTGTTAGTAAAAGAGGTGGTGGTTCAGAAGCTGATGGAACAAGAAGTTTTATGCAACTACCTGAAATTGAAGGTGTTGGTGGTGTTAGTTTAGCTAGATTATTTGGAGATAGACAATTTGTAGATGAACGTATTATTACAAGATATAGAAATAAAATAACTGGTTCTAAAAGTTTTGAACGTCTTTTTGCTGAAGCAGAAAGGGCAGCAGGTAATGAAGTTGCTTCTCTTGGTAAGGGAAAAGTTGCAGAAAAAAGACCAGGATATACTGGTAAAACAATAAAGTTAGGATAGATTATGAGAGAGTACGAATCCCCTGATCCATTTAGACAACCTATTCCTCTTCAGTCTTTAGCTGATGAAAGTGGTCAATGGGCTTGGAACAAACCACCTGAATATACTGATCCTATAGATTTTGTAGAAGTTGTTGAAGAAAAATTATTAAATAATAAAATTGCTAGAGAAGATATTTTAGACATGATGGTTATTGGAGCAACTGTAGAAGATGTTGTCAACACTATTGCAATAGCTGCTTTTTCACAAGGAAAGATTAGTCCAGATGTAGCTGAGTTAGCAAAGATACCTTTAGCAACAGTAATATTAGATATTGCAGAAGAAGCAGATGTTCCTGTAACTATATTTTCAAGTTCTCCTAAAGACCAAGAACTAGAAAAAGATATTAATAAAATTAACTTGTTACGTGAAACAAATCCTGAAATGCTTAGTGCTATAGAACAAGGTGTTAATCAAGAGGTTCAGCAACAAGAAGCAGAAGAACAAGATAAATCATTTATAAAGATGGAGAAGTAATATGTCATTTCTTGCATTTGGTGCTGGTTTTGTAAACGCTCTTAATAATCGAAAAAGAGAAGAAAGAGCAGAAGAAGCTACTATAAGAAAAGAAAATCGTGCTTTTGAAACAGCTAAGAAAAAATATGCTTTTCAAAATTTGTATAACCAACAAATATCTTTAAATAAACAACTAAATGATTTTAGAATAAAAGTTATGAATGGTCAGATTAAAGGTCCAGATGGTGAAACTCCTTTAACACTTGAAAGTCCTAGCGTTATAAAAGCCATAAAATATTTAGAAACTAAAATTGATAATGTAAACAGAATGATAAATGGTGAAACTCCTTCTGATATAGTAACAGCAGAGCAAGGTACAGATACTGATAAAAGACCAAAAAGTTTATCACCAAAAACAGAAGAAGATATTATATATGAATCACGAGAACAAGGAGTATCTATTCCTAAACAGTCTTTTGATATTGGAATGGGAACTACTGTTAAAGAGCATGAAGCACGAGAATTTAGAAAACAAGCTGCAACACTTCCTGGAGGTAAATTA